AAGGGGATGATCCTTCGGGAGGAGGTCGGTGTCAAACGCTGTCCTCGGGAACCTGCCTGTCCGAACAGCCGTCAGAAACGCATTAACCCGGCCGTAAGCCCATTGCTCGGCTGAGGTCACGTTGGGGCGGACTGAACCGGGGTTGGTGCGGTATGCGCCGATGCCTCGTTCGTAGACGGCTTCAAGCATCCGGCGGGTAATCCGCTTTCCGGCTTTGTCGCCATGCTTGGCGTTGTGTTCCTCAACGAGGGTGGCGATACGGCGGGCCGCTGGTCCGGTCACCTCTTTGTCAATCCGGTCGGAGATATCTTCGATGGTGCGGAGTTCGGAGAACAGTCGAACCACCCGACGGTCGGTTTCAACGAGGCGGTCGTCGTTGCGGGCGTACACTCGGACGATGGCGGCAGGGTCGTCGCTGGACGCTTCCCGTTTCTCGTTTCCAACGGTGACGGTCCCTTCACGAGCGACGGAGACGACAATGCCGGTGGCGTATTGGGTGGGGCCCGGCGGTTTCGGAACCGCATATTGGACGGCGGAACCTCTGGTGATCTTGTCGCCTGCCGCTTTGTCTAACTCGCCGGACTCAATGAGGCTGTCCCGTTTCCGTTCGGCCCAATCCATAGCCCGCATCCGGTTATCGCCAAGGTCGCCGCCCCAAAGGAGCCATGCCACTTGGCCTGCGGTGGGGCGTTCCTTCTCTCCTCGAACATAGGCGTTGGCGTCCTCGTTCTGGAGGTCCGATTTGTGGCGGGAAAACCAGGCGGCCATTCTCATCACCTTGTTCGGTGAGACGGTCCCTTGGGCCATCTGGCGGGCCTCTCGGATGGTCTTGGGGCGTAGCCCTGCTCCGGCATATTCGAGGAGGTCAAGGCCACGGCGGGCGTTCGCTGAGACGTATTCGGGGACCGCAACCACGGCCGGAATACTAACCGCTGTTTATCGACCGGCCCTGGACCTAGCGATCTTAGGGAGGAGTCGCCTGGCTTCGCCTGCGCTGATTTCCACAAAGTCGGGGTCCTCAACAGCCTGGAGCAGATAGTCGTAGGCGTCAGACCATTCGCCAACGTAGGTGTAGCGGTCCATTCGGATTATGCCGTCAATCAGTCGCCTGCGGTAGACGCTTATAACGTCACCATCGTCGTTTAGACGTTTCCAGTATTTCGTCGTGGCGAAACTCATCGTCTCTTCACAATGCTAGCACCGACCGGGAACCTTTGCGTACCGGAAATCTCAATCATTTCCATATCGAGCCGTTTCTGAACGATTGGGTCTGTCACCTTGCGGCGTTCCTCATAGATTTCGTGGATGCCTTGCTTCACGTCGAACGAGGCGTCGGTGTGGAACTGGATTTCGTACCATTGGTCGAGGTCCGGGTCGAACACCTGTGCGTTGATGCCGTTGTATTCGCTCCCTCTGCGCCAGGTGTTCTTGACGGTCACTCGTTTGCCGGAGGCTCGGAGTTCGTCAATCATGTTCTGTGCTTGTAACCCGTATTCGGATGGTTCGAGGAGGACGGTGTAGCGAACAGAGTCTTTAATCTTTCCGGCGGTCTGAATGGCGGTCAGTCCGTTTCCCACTCGGTCTTTGGCGATCTTTTCGGCGAGGGAGTCGAGGGTCTTTCGCCGGAACTCTAGGCCGGTCAGTTCTCCCCGGAATCGTCCGACCTGATCGGTGACGGTTGTGGTGATTCGAGGTTCGAGACTGGTGGCCTGATCGAACAGGGTTTGGGCGGCGTCGTAGTCGGCTGGTGTTGCGATGATTTCGCCGGGTAGTCCTCGGGGCTGGCCGGAAATGAGAGGGCGGGCGGCGTAATCCTGTCCGGTGGACGTGAAGTCGCCGATGTCGCCAACACGGAAAGGGTCCTCTGGTGTTCCGGTTCCAAGGACCTGCGGTGGTTCGTACAGTTCGACGTTTGGTTCGATGTCGAATGAGCATCGACAGTTTGGGTGGGCGGGCGGTGTCATTGTGCCGTTCGTGAACGGCTGGTCGAGGGGCTGGAGTTGTCCGTCGAGAGGAACACAAATGTCGCAAACGTCCATTGGTGAAACGGTCCACGATTTGCGGGCGTACTCGCTGGACAGGACCCCTTGGCGGGTGGCCTCTTGGAAACCGGCGAGACGACCTTCGTTATTGGCTCGGAGGATTTCGGTGCGGGAGATGGTGTTCGCTCGGGAGCGGCGAAGTTTGTTGGCGTACTTTTCGGTGTCTTTGCCGACTCGTTCGATGATCTTGTCGGCGGATACGCCACGGCCTTCGAGGGTGGAGGCGAGTTTCGTGGCTCGGTTTACAACTGCCTGTTCATAACGGGCGGTGAGACCGTTCATGTTGGTTCCGAACAGGTTGCGGACGGCCTGGGCGGTGGTGCTGGACGGTTCTACCTCGTTGAGGGCGTCGATGAGGGGGCGGGCGGTGGAGGATGGTGTTCGGCCGAGGCTGTAGGACTGATCGACAACACGACGAAAGGTTTGCTGTTGTTCTCGGGTCATGTTTGTAATCAGGTTGCCTGCTTCGGCCTGTGCCCATTCCTGGGCTCGTGGCAGGTCATCGCCGAGGCCCCAAGAGGCAATCATTTCGGAGGGGAGGGGTGTCTCTGCCTTCCCTATCTTTGCGAAGCCTCTGGAGACGATAAGGGCTATCTCACGGGCCGCTAGTTGTGCGCTGGCAAGGTACTGATCTTCGAGGACCTGGACGAGGCGACTGTTGTAACGGACGAAATGGGCGAGCGTTTGCCGGTTGTAGTTGGCGAGGTCGCTGTTCGTCGGTTCGGCGGGGATGTCGGCCGGAGGTATCTCAGCGAACATCTGTTCGATGATTGTGCGGAGATGTTTCTCCGGGTCCGACAGTTGGTTTCCGGTGGGGCGGAACGCCTGCTGGCCTTCGGCCCGTCGTTTCGTAAGTGGGAGTCGGAACCTGCTGGTGCGTTTGCCAACCGGGATGGTGGGCCGCATCGGTCAGACCTCTTCGGCTTGTCCTGTTGGCAGTCCGGCAACACCTCGGAGATAGTTTTCGAGGTCCTGGTCGGGGAACAGGGGTGCGCCCGCTTGGGCCAGGGCCCCGATGAACGAGCCGAGTTGTCCGAGGTCGATGCTCTTCGGAGTGGTGAACGTGAGGACCGGAGCCAACTCCTCTGACACGCCGTTCAGTCGGAGCAGTCGAGGGATGGCGTACTGGTTAAACACTTCGGCGATTTCGGCAAGGTAGGCGTTCAGACTGCGGGTGAACAGTTCGATCTTAGAGACGGAAAGGGCCTGAGAGCCGACCTTTTCGTGGCCGAGAAGGAGGAAGTCGGCAAGGACGGTCATAGCCATTCGCTGGTCGTAGCGGGCGATGATTGAGTCGGTGTCGAACTGGCGACCGCCACCGGATGACAACAGTTTCAGTTCGTAGGCAGGTTGTTTCGTATCCGGGTCGTAGGCCATTGGGAACACGACGCCCTCTTGCTCGTCCCGTTTGATGTTTCGGACGATCTGTTTGATTGCGTCGAGGGCGGCCCGCTCGTCGGCGGTGGCCCCGTTCGAGAGCAGTTGCGGGGGGACGAGAGCAACCGGCAAACCGGCGAGGTCACGTTCAATGCCGATGGCTTCGATCTCTTGGATGCGCCGTTTGTAATACCAGGGGACGAAAGCGTTGCGGAGGACCGAACGGCCCTGCGGGTTGTTCAGTTTCGAGGTGGTGCGGAACAGCAAACACTTTTCGATGGGTAGGTAGACCTCGGCTTTGCGAATGGCGTAGGGGTCGAGTTGGTAGGCCCCTTTGATTCCGCCGGTTGTGTCGAGGTCCCAACGCTGGATGGTTTCCTGGTTTCGGGCTGGCAGTTTCCGCCAGGCGATGCGTCCGTCGTTGTAGCGGGAGCGGGTGCGGGCGTCTTGGGTGAAACCCTGGCGGCGTTTGTAGACGATTTCGTGGAGGGAGAAGCCGAACACGAGGAACGACATGATTGAAGCGAGGGTGTCTACCCAGGATGCGCTCATGTCCGTTAGACATTCCGAGATGAACTCTGCTTCACGGACAGCGGCCTCGTTTGCGTCGTCAATCGGTTCTACTGACCAGTCCACGCTCCGAATCATCATTTCGATTGAATGGAGCATCGCCCCGATTACCGGGTCGTTGTCCGCCATTTCCCGATAGTTGGCGTATGCCTGTCGGCCCTGGAGTTGCCGGAGGAAATCGTCACGGATCATTCCGCCGTTCTGGACTAAACCAGACGAACCGATTTCCATGTAATCGGTAGAGGTCGGCTTCGCCTTTATGATTTCGTCGGAGTCCATCGGTCGGATGTTAGCCGATGTCATGCCTCTTTGGTTGTGTTAGGGCTTTGGGGCGAGCGGATATTCGCAAGCGGCGTTTCCGCTGGTCGCATCCATCGACAGTTCGGGCGGGCCTGCCAGTTGGAAACCCCATACGTCGGCGAGGATGAGGACGTTCGCCATTCCTCGTGCGGTCGCCTTTTCGGTGAACGGTCCGCAAACCCCGCCGTCGATCATTCGGTAGATGAATGTTTCGTAGGTTGGGACGGGGACATATTCTTTTTCCTGGCGGATAACGACCAGGCTGTAACGGGCGGTCGGTGTCATTCCTCTCCTTCGGTGTCTTTCCAGTAGAACCGGATGTATTGGTCGATTCGGTCGCCGTAGGCGTCGGGGCCGATGTAGTGGATGTCGAACAGGCCGTCACCTTCGCCGTTTTCGATGGCTTTGGCGGTGTCGAGAATGGCGGTCATCTCAGCAAACATCCGGGCTTGACATTTGGCGGTGGCCTCCGGCGTCTTATGGTTGTGGAGGCAGTCGATACTGGTCGGACGGTGTTGGAAGTAGACACGGGCTTTGTAGACCATCTGCCCAAGGATGCGGTTGTGGCTCTCGTGGCAACAGACGGTCATATCAGTTACCACGTCCCAGGTTGGTATTTCTGTCGGTGTCATGTCTTAATCGTGCCATCTCCAAACAGGTTTGTCAAGTCATATCGGGATATTTCTCGGATATTTCTTTCGTATCTTGACTGGAGACCCAATAGCGTGTAAGGTTAGGCATGACCATCGAAATCATCCACGATGACTTCACGCTACGTCACCTGCTTCGTTTCTACGATGGGAACGTCTCCAAAGACAAGGTGTTCAACCATCGGACTGTCGCCGGAGCCCGTATCGAAGTGACGAAGATACTTCAACGGCGGTATCGGATTCGGGTAACGCCGGAGGCTCGTGCCCTGCTGGTCGAAGATGCCCGTCGTTGGGCCCTTGAG